AACCCTTGTACGAAAGTCATCAGAACTTCCGTCAGTATCTTCCTGTTAAGATAGCCCCTATTAGCGGTGAAGGGGGTAAGCAAGCGGTACGTTATACGAAAGCCGCCCGCAGAAAACTTGTGCCTCGTACTTTGTAATCGTAGAAGAAGCCACGCCGCACATTTTCGGTCGTGTAGGCATTAACCCGCCGCAGCGGCTAGAATTTTATTGGCAGGGTGTCAGGTTTCTTCCCCTGTCTTTCTGTCAACAAAACACATCTTCAAATCACAGCCCAGAATGTCCCCAATCTCCCGCAGTTCATTTTCAGAAAAATTGTCCCGCTTCATTTTATTGTGAAGGTTAGAAGGAGCAGTCCCCAACCTTCGGGCAAGTTCAGCTTCGGAAATATTATCTTTCTTTACCAGCAACAGCCGTATTTTTTGCGCCATTCCCATATATAAAAATATATCCGTAATAGAAAAAGATGTCAAGAAAGAAATATTAAAAATAAATAAATATTTTCTAAAAACACTTGACAAAATATCCTAAATAGTGTATATTATATATTATAAAGAATATATAAGCAGGGTTTTTATAACCTTGCCCCTCTCAGCCGTATGGCTGGGCGTATAACAGGCAATTTCCAAATTAAAGCCTTAACCCTTCGGGGGTTTTATGTCCAGTCAGAAAAATCGTCTTTTCAAAATCCTTTCTCAATTTGTCTCATCACCTTTCGCCATAGTTGCGGGGGTATCAAATAACAGGGGGTATTCAATATGAATACTAAAATCAAAGAACGTGTATACGGTATGTATACGCCGCAATTTTCGGACATGGCTTCTATCTCGGTTCGCCGCTTGGCTTGGGCAATGAATAAAAAAATGCCCGCCGCAGTAGACTTCATTATTAAACTTGTTCCGTCAATCATAGACCCCGCAAAGGTCTGTCTGGCTTGTCAGGACAAAACACGCTGCCAAAGTTGTGCATTCCGTAACCCGCCCACAACAGAAGAACTTACAGCATTATTAGCGGGGGTGTTCAAATGAAAGAAGAAGTATCTAACACTTGGTACAGGTACATCGAGAATAATCCCGCAGTATGGGAAAAATTATCAGCATAGTTTCATCAACCCTCGCCGTATGGCGGGGGTAACACTTTATAAAAGAGGTTTTATTATGGCAATCGGAAGAAACGATTATGAAGAACGAAAAGAACGCAAAATTGAAGCGTACGAAAATCGGGCAGTTAAAGCAAACGCCTTATCTGCAAATTTATTAAATCGAGCCAGTGAAATTGGTTCCGTTATCCCATTCGGGCAGCCTATCTTGATAGGGCATCACAGCGAAAAGCGGCACAGGGCAACAATAAAAAAAATAAATTCAGCAACGCAAAAATCTATTGAAGCCGCAGACAAAGCAGCCTATTACGAAGGCAGAGCAGAAACAGCCGCTAACAATTCATCAATTAGCGGAGACGACCCAGAAGCAGTAAAAAAATATAAAGAAAAATTAACTAACCTTGAAACCCTGCAGAATAATATGAAAGCAGTTAATAAAGCATCAAAAAAAGGCAAAGACGCTTTACTCAAAAAAATGCAAGAACTTAATTTTTCAGGGCACTTCATTGAAGTACTTCTTATGAACATGGAAAAATATGAAAACGGCGTTCCATTTGCAGCATGGAGATTAAGCAATAACAATGCAGAAATCCGCCGCATAAAAGAAAAAATCAAATCCTTGGAAAAGTTAAACAACATGGAAGCAGTAACCACAACATTTAATGGCGGTATACTGCAAATCAACATCGAAATTAACAGGGTACAATTTCTTTTTGACGACAAACCATCGGCAGAAATCCGCACAATGTTAAAACGCAGCGGCTTCCGATGGGCGCCATCAGAAGGCGCATGGCAGCGACAGCGTACAGCAAACGCAATCAGCGAAGCCAAATGTTTAATAAAACAATTTGAAGGAGTTTTCAAATGACAGAAAAAGAAAAAAAAGAATTATGGGATTTTTTGGGGGACAAGGTTTCTGTAGTTACATTGAATATAAACCAATCAGAAAAAGGTTTGGAATTTGATTTAACACCTGTTCCCGGTTATCAGGAAGCAATTTTTAATCACTTTATTGAAGGAGTAAAAAATGATGATACCAGTATATAACGGATTAAAATACAGTTATTCCTACGAACCGAAAACCGGAAACTATCTTTTATTCAGAAATGATTATAAATCTCATGCGTACTTACAAGGCATTGATGCGCGAATATTCGACAAAGAAATTGAGCGTATCGATAATTTGCCGCCGCCCCAGTGTAATGACGGCAGACTAACAGAAAATGCTATAAGTATTTATTTGTAAAAACCAAGCCGCCCTGCAATACCGCCGGGCGGCTATTTTCCTTCTCTGACATCGGCAGAGGATGACCCCCGCCTCTGTATTTTTCAAAGAACAATTTGATAACAAACAGGTAGAAAGAAATGAAAAATGATTAACGTTTTGAAACAACGCTTTTCCCTTCTCACTTTTCCCTTTTCCCTTTCCACTGCTCACTGTTCACTGCTAACTGCTCACTGTTTTACGCCTTCGTTTTCAAAATAACAATATTATTTTTCGGACGAGCCACAAGGAAGCCGTCCCGCTTGCGAAACCTCAAAAACAGTTCTCCGTATTCCATACTTTCTGTTGTAGCGTCAAACTTTTTCAATTCAATACCTTTTCTGTTACCGTGCTGTATACGGCGAGGGTTCATAAAAATAGCGAACGGCTCATCTTTCCCAATGTCCCCAATTTGCGGAAGGATTGAAACTTCGTGATAGGGGTACAAGTCCAGCCGCCCGGGCATTGCCTCCGTCGGCCGCCGCCAAATCGGGCGGCCTGTAGTGTCCTCGATGTTGGCTATGTGGTTTAACACAGTTTCGTTAAGAAACCAGCAGCAGTCCTTCCGTTCTTCCGCAGGGATTTTATACACAGCATCCCGGAAATCTTTCCATGTTAAATCATTTGCGGAATTGCCCTGAATTGTTACCTTGACAGTTCCATCCGCTGCCATTGCCCCGGTGAAAGGGTCATCGTCAGCTAACAGACATTGACGGTCAAATTCCTGTCCGTAGACTTCGATAAATTCATCCACGAACATAGCACCCAAATCGACAAAAACATCTTCCTCAAATTCGTCATACCACGGAATGTAGCCGGCGAGGGTGTAGGCTTTCAATTCGACACGTTCCGCACCCTTCGGCTTCGAGCCCTTTATCTGCTGCCCGTATGCGGTGAGCCAGTGAAGCTCAACGCCGCCCCTGTCTCTTGTAGGAAGAAAGATAGAGGGACCGAGCATCGGACGATGACGAACCAGCCCCATCATCACGGATTTTTTGGCAGCGTCAGACATAATTTCCGTTTCGTAAATCGGGTTAATCAAATACTGTTCGTTAGTTGCCATATTCCCCATCGGATCGCCCAGGGCAGCACGGTCAACCTTCCAGCCTTTCTCACCCCAAGTTACATCTTTCGGATTAGTCCAGTTATCCGCTTTTAAGTTAGGTGAAAACGCCAACTCCGCAAGGGTTTTATGATTACCCGACCATGCTGCAGCAATACCCTTGCCAAGATTGTAAAGAATTTCACGGCGGGACAATTCCCTGGGACTTTTAGCCTGCCCTTTAATTTCATCCCGCAGTGATTTAACTGTGCTTTTCAAGGCTTCCACTTCGGAAGCATCTTGAACCGTAATTGTCTCAAGAGTTTTTACTATCCCCTCAAGTATCAATTCTTTTTCTTGAAAATACGCCGTTGCCGTTTCTGTGTTGGTAAATCCGGTCAACTCGATTTTCTTCATAGCGGCTAACTGTTTTTTCACCGCTTCCAACTGTTCATTCGCCATAATTTGCTCCTATAACTTATTTATTAAGCAATCCCAAACTGGATTGACATTAACACTTCTTTCACTGTTCACTGCTAACTGCTCACTGTTCACTGATTTCGCTAATGCAAACGGATTAGCGGGAACATTACATATCGAAAATTCCAAAAGTTCCTGTTTACGGAAAATAAGTGAAGTCCCATCCGCACTATCAGCCTTTGACGGAATTTCAATTTCCATAACCCGAAACCCAACCGAGCCAGCCCTGATAACACCAGCCTTCACCCGCTGCCCGATAGACCAACCGAATGGATCATATTCTTTGTCGTTAAACACAATCACCCCATGCAGCCCATTTTCATCGACAAAAACATTTTCCGCTTTGCCAATCGCCGGAATATCGTAGCGGTGCGCCCACTCAATAACCGGATTTTCCATAAACCGCTTGAAATCCCACCCCATCGGGTCAATCCGTTCACCAAAACGGTCAAGGTCAAAAGTCGAAAAAGTCCAAGAAAAAACCTCATCATTGTTATCAGTAACCAATTCTGAAACTTGCCCATCGCTCTTTTTTCCCTTTTCTCTTTTCCCTATTACCTTGAATGGAACCGAAGCGATTAACTCCACATCACCTGCAACTTTTTGAATTCCTTCCATTGCCTTCAATCCCAAGTAATCGAGTAACACAGAAGCATTACACGACATCACATCTCCGCTTTTAGTTCTAATAACCATAATTTTTTCTCCTATAATGTTATCTGCAAAATATTTGTATCTTGCCCTTAGCCCTCTTTTCACTTTTCCCTTTTCCCTTCTCCCTTTTCCTTTGCCGCTCTTTTTCCTTTAGCCTTGTCAGGTAACGGTGTTAGGGTATATTTCTTCGGATAAAAAAAGAGTTCGTCCTCTGTAAACATTTTTTGTTTCAGAGCCGTCTTGAGAAGTTCAACATCATTACGAACATTTAACGACCTGCAAAATTCTCTTTTATGTGAATAAACAGTTTTTCTTGAAATGTAAAGAATTTGTGCTATTTCTTCATTTTCCAAACCGCAGCAAACAAGCCGTATAACCTCAATATGCCGCGCTGTTATTTTTCCTGCAGGCGCCGGTTCTTCATCCCGCAAAGCAAGCCTGTCTTGTACAGATTGGGAAATATAAGTCCTTCCTCGATTGATTGCTTTCAAACTTTCAAAATATTCCTCAAACCCATCAGAAGCAGTGGAATATGATTTTATGCCGTTCAAGATAAAATACATTGCAAGGTCAGGCGGATAAGCCTCTAAAGAAAGAGCAGCCCAATTTTTTATTTTTGGAAAATCTTTTTTCAATTCTCCCATCATATAAGGCGTTGCACATTCATAAAATCTTGCCATCATCATTACCAAGTCCGGGTTCATTTCCCGAATTAGTATATTCAATCCGTCTTTTTCCAATGCCGTTACTTTGACATTTGAAAACCCCAATTTTTCTAATTGCTTTTTGTAGAACGAATGATTTTTAACATCTCTCGTAATCAATAGAGACCCTGCCATAATTTCAACCCCCCTTCCTGTCAGGTTTACAATCGGAGCAAGTTTCTAAATTTTTAGGTCTATGCCATACATCCCCCCACGGTTTAGGTTCTTTACCCCTTTCTTTCAAAACATCGTTTATCGTTTTGATACCGGCGTTTATTTCCGCAATATCTCTTTTACTTTGTGCGTCCTCACTTTCCATAAGTTCCGGCACATCCCACAAATCAAAAACACCGCGCTCTTTAATGCCGAGCCTGATAAAAAATTGACTTTCAAGTATTTGTTCAAATTGGCGAAGAATAGGGATGAGAGTATATTTCCAAAATGCCGAGTGCTGCTCTGCGGTATCCTTACCCGACAGGGCTGTTGACTTATCACTTATGTTGGCAACTCTTGGCGGTATGCCATATTTGGCAAGTATCGTGTAGAGGTTCCAACGTTTTAACTCAAAAAGTTTTATTACTTCCGGCGTAAAGGATAAGGGTTCAAAGTTAGTCCCCTTGCCAAGCACAGCAATTTTCCGCCCTGCCTTTACCGCCCCATATTTGCTTTCCCATCGTCTTTCAAGTTGGTCTGCTTCTTCCGGTCTTAGCGATTGTTCAGTTTTGAGAATTCCCTGCGGAATAGCATTATTTTTAAGAAGTTGTGAGTTTGCTTTATTTGCGTAGTAATCCTGTTCAAGTTCCAGAGCCAGAGGAATAAGCGGATTAACACCCCTTACAGGGTTCCACGGGTTCCATTCCCGAAAGTGAATTATTTCATCAGCAAGAATTGGGATTAGTTCCGTTCCGGTTTGATAAAACCATCGGCGGGGTTTATTTTTAAAATCAAAATGAATTCCGCCGCCAAACTCTCCCTCGTGCCGGAGTTTTCGCGGGTCAAGTATATATATTTCTTTTGGTATGCCGCCGGAATAATCCGAGCCGAACCACCAAAACGCCTCACCTTCCAAGAGCCACCATGCGGCGGTTTCTTTCCACAAATCGAAGCGGCTTAAAATTGGATTGGGCTTATGAAATAAATCGAATATCTGTCCATGCGATACATCCTCCCCACCGCATTTTACAGTGAAGTCAGCACGGGCAATATTTCTTATTAAAATATTAACCGCAATGTTTACCCAAGCATGTAATAGGTAACTATCGCCATTATGCGGTTCCATACTAAATTTATGAAAATCATCATCCATCGTCAAGGAATTTGCGAAACTACTTTTGTTATGTGTTTCATTTTCAGATAACACACGCTCTTGGTTGTTTTTATTCCGCTGTCGGTTTGTAAAAAATCTTTTAATAAGGTTCATTGAAATATCACCCCCTGCTGCACATCAGAGAAAATCGCATAACGCAAAGCGTCCATAAAATGGTCGTTTACCTTTACAATCTCCCCCGCCTCGTTACGGCAATAGTCCCAAATCTCCGACAGTACGCCGTTACAAGTTTCGCAAACAAAGAATTGTCCTCGTTCTATTTTTGCATTGATGAAATCAATCCCGCTTTCAACACTGTTATTTGCTTTCGTCCCGCCTGTTATTTCCTGTATTCTTTCCCCGCCTGCCGGATCGCAATAAACCGGAAAACTTAATCCGTTGTTACAATCAAGCCAGCCCCTTGCCGTCAGTTCGTCATTAAATGATTGTGTAGTCATGTTGAAAGCCCCATAGTCTGCTAACACATAAATCACATCACCGAGCCATCCGATTTTTACGAAAGTTATATTAAGCCCGAAATCCTGTCCCGCAGCGAAGCGGTCAAACTCTTTCGGCATATCGGCACGTTTGACAATCATTGTTTCGTCAAAGCGGTCATAAATAACGCCTTCGGCTTTAACCCAAAGCCCATCCCTAAAGCGGGCTTTTTGTTTTTCCGGCAGAACATCAAGAATGTCAGAAATATAATCATCAGGCAGATTTTCTTTATTATCATGCGGGTTCAAAACCATAGATTGATACAGTTCCGCTTTTTCCAATGGTTCACCGGATAAGAAAGTCCGCTTTAATACAAATATTTTATAAGCCCAGTGAAGCGGGCTGCCCGGATTGCAGTCATAAAAAAACAGGTTACGGCAGCCCTGGACTTTCATTGCCAATCGGCTGTAGGCAGTCGTAACAGACGCATAAGTCAACTGCGATATTTCGTTAAAGTAAATCGTGTTGTACTCATGCCCAAGTATCTTATCCGCCTGCTCTTTATCACCCAAACCGCCAATCCATATTTCCGAGCCGTTAGTTAGCCGTATCATGCTTTCATGTTTCAAGTATTGGTATGCTGTACCCCCGACAGTGTTGTTTAACCACGGCAGCAATGTTTCAAGTAACACTGACGAACGAGCGTCCTTTGCACGGTAACGGCAGATTAAATGCCGGCTTCCAGCAAACCGTAAAGCCCTGTAAATAATTGCCATTACAAGTACAGTAGTCTTACCGGAACGAGAGCCGCCAAAAAGCAAAATATGTTTTGCCCCGCTTTTCAAAAGTGCAAGGGCTTTACGCTGAATTGCTGTTGGTTTGAATACTACAGATGTTCCCATAACGCCCCGCCTACAATCCGTTGAAGTCCGATACAAAGTTCAGTTCGCCTTGTTTCGGCTCAACCTTCCCGCCGGAAGTAATAAGCCCCGCCGCTTCACGCTCTGCCCGGATTGCTGTCTGCACCCATTCGGTTACATTCCCCTGCGTTAAATCTTCGGGGTTCATCGTGTCGAGTTTTTTCTTCACAACCTCTAAC